GAGTGAACATGAAGTACACTGACGTTTGTGATATGTTCTAAGAACTCAGAACATAACTGCTCCGCCAACAAAATACGCGGAGCAACAACAACAACTGTGCGATTCACACTGTCATCGAACGCAGTCAATGTATCCTGGATCATGCACATCGTCTTGCCACCACCTGTCGGGATGATGACAGTGCCCTTTTCATATTTCTGCATTGATTCACATGCACGATGCTGATGTGGACGCAGGGAAAACATTGAACTTTTGTTGTTGATAACAGTTTACACGAAAAAGGTGTCCCTGGCAATGCAGTGGACACCTATTCGATTGTCACATGTAGAGATAACCTCCCGCCCAATCTGCACGGGAAAAACATTCCTCTCGGGAATTGATCTCTAGCAAGTTAAAACGAACGTGCTTTGCAGGTGCTTTGAATGATGCTGCTTTGTAGACTTCGCCAGTCTTCTTATCAACGAAAGCGTGAACACTGCGGGAAGGATCACGATTTTCATTAGGAATCTCCATAATGATTTTGTGATACTTGCGTCCAGTTTCAATCACAAACTTATATGCGGGGGAATCATAACCACCGACTTTACCACGATTGCGAGACTTGAAATCCTGCTCAAGTGCATCACACAACATTAGGCAATACTTGCGGATGTTAAGTTGAATTTGATTGCGAGCGTCTTGAGTTGCAACGAAATCAGCAAATTCAGTAGTCATGGTGAAATCCCTTTGACTCTTTAATAATACACGCTACAGACGCTTATAGATGCCTCTGGTGGACACTATCAGGACTGTCCCCATGCTTTCATATTGTTGAAGTTTGCGCGAGAAAACTCATAGCGATTGACTAACTTATAGGTGCCATATTCGTTGCTACGAACATAACCTTCACCCTCGCATTGTTTCTTGCCAATGTATGCTTTTGCACCATTGTTGCGGCACATAAACAACACATCATCTTTGATAGATTTAATCAAGAACCAGAAAGAAATCAGCATAGAATTGTCGAATGTATCTGGCACCACATCAATACCTTCGCGAATACATTTATTCAATTCGATTCTAAGTTTTGCTGCTTCTTTCTCATCAACAAACTTCACCAGTTGTGCCATCTGACGAGCGAAACCAACAATCTCGCTAAAATCTTCATCAACTTCCCAACATTTTGGTTGCACCATTTTTACATGTTCGGTGCTTGGGATATTAAAATACTCCATCGGATATGCAATAGCATCGCGCAGATCATTCTCACATTCATAGAAAGTGTGAGGTGCTACGATGATATTTTGTGTCACAACATCGTCGAAGACATAAGTGAGTGTGTTAGGAGTGTAAGTATCACTCCCGCCGAAACCAATAAAGTCACCTTGGATGACATTATCTGTAAAAGGAAGATAATCAAAGCAAGCATGAAGAATTTCAGCGACTTCGCCTTCATGATTTTTGTCGATGTCATCATGTGACTCATTGATCTTGATTTTTACTTTGTTGAAGACAGATTTAGTCCCGACAAAGTGATTGCCAGTGGCAGGATTTTTACCCCACACAATAGCTGGTGATCCGTCCATCTTTACAGAAAGATGTGAAGGAGTCAGGAACCAATCGAGAACGGAAAGATCGCCCGACAGAATAGAATCTTCGGGGTGCTGGAGGTGAATGTTTTTCATGCAATTATGCTAGAGCATTTTCCAAGGGATTGCAGTAGTCTGTGGACTGTTCTTTAATTGTCACAGGTAAATTATTCCAAATTGATTTTTGTATAATGTCAAAACGAAGATTAAGTGCTCCATTGGTAGATTTGAATGATACATCTTCCCAATCAATACTATTAACCACAGAATCCATAATTTCACGATCAATTAAAGATACAATACCATATCCACGACGATGAGGTAAATCCTCAAAATTAGTTTTAATACTCATTTCAGTAAAGCAAGTAGATGGTAAGTAATAATCGCAAGAATATAAATGTTTTTTATTGCGAGTGCTACCCGGAGTGCCTCCGTCACTCAAACTATAGATTTTTAAGATGTTATCAACATTTACTTTTTCTTCAGTGCTCTGATGTAATCGAGACAAAATTTGAAACACACAATTAACTTCAACATCTTCACCGGCCGGATAATAAAAACTACTATCAATAATCTCACTATGAATGAGATTGTATCCTTTTACTCTAGATTTACAACTACCTTTACCATTACTATCGAATAACTGAGGTACAATAAAACATACAAAGTCTGCAAACTCTGCTGAATGATTGATAAACTTTAGAGCAAGATTACCTCTTAATCCAAATGGTGGATTGCCGATGATTATATTCTTTTGACTATCAGGTTGCCATTTCAAAAAATCTCCTTTAACTACACCATCACATTTTGGTTCAATATCAATACCAATGCGACGATCTTCGGGCATGAGTGAGTAAAATGATCCATCACCTGCTGACGGTTCGACATAATTATACTCACTCAAATCAACACCAAGAGATGACAACACTTCATGACATTTGTCGTAGCAATACTTTGCAGTGTCTTTATTTGTAAAGAATTGATCTTTCTCTTTCTCTGTATGTTTGCTGTAATCTATTTCAATATCTGCGATTCTACACAGATCAAAGTAATATGAACCAGGAACATCTTCTTTTTCTACCCATCTTTTTACTGTTCCCACATGCAAACCCAATTGATTAGCAATTTCTTTAATTGAATAGGTTTTGTTGACAGATTGAAAAAAAGAGTAAATGTTTTTCATGCAAGGCGATTGAGGAGAAAGAGTGCAAGTAATTCATCAGAGGTATTATTCACATCATATTCAAAACTTATACCTTTGTCAATTCCATTGCGAATGGATTTCATACTAAAATCTACTTTTGCTTTACCCTCCTCATTTTTACGTTGATGTCCTTTCTTACCAAAGATACTAAGATCAATCATATTATTTTTTACAACTTCATCATAATTTACGATTGTAATAAAAATAACATCATTGGCATCATAATCAAGAAAGATAAGTTTATCCCATTTTTTATCCGAAAAATATACATTTTCATGCTGCCATCCAATCGGTTTACCATTAGCAACAGTTCTTCCAGAAGTTTTTACTTCAACGCGAACTTTTTTCCCTTCATCATCAATCCAAAATAAATCATAGACACCATCATCATTGGAGGTGTTGAAATCTGCATCCCATTGAATGGATATTCCGGTATTATCTTTGATGTAGTTATAGAGAAGTTCTTCGCCAAATTTTCCTTTATAATCGGTAGAAAACTGAGTAACACTTTCAAAAATAGAACCACTCCAATAAGAGGCAGTATTTTTATACTCTTTCACCAGATTGTTGATGAGAGTTTTCATGAAAAAATTACCCTTGACTCTTTCAATATACACTAAAAAAGGGAGCATGGTGCTCCCCTTGTGACAGTTATACTTTTGTCTGTTTTCTCCTGAAATAGTCACTCTCACACTGAAAATAGATTCGTGTTTGTATGAATTTAGGATCTCTGTATTCGATTGTGATTGGTTTGTTATTGTATGGATTTCTATGGATTAGTATGTGATCGTATTTGTGAGGTGTCATAAAAACAAATAAGGCACCCTTATTTAGGATGCCTTTAATGCTTTTTGAAAGTTGTTAGAGTTTCCTCAACAACCGATACAAAGGTATCTATGTAAGTTAATAATTACACAGTCATATTTGTATCAAGCTCATTACACTCAATGTTCATACCAATGATGTCACCCTGCTCATCAAGAAACTGTTCAATGGATTCATCATTCCAATACATCATTTCTTCAATCTGAGGAGTGTCGATGAAAGCGTTGCTCATAATGTCGTTTGTTTGACTCTTTTAATATACAGGAATTGAGTGGCAGTGGTTGGATCAGTGGACAGTTAGTTGAACGTCCCTGCCCTCTAGGTTATTCTTTACATGTTCCTCCCAGAACATTGCATCTTCAATCTTATAGAAGATTGCTTTATGGCAAGCATAACCTTTCTTCTTCGGTTTTTTGTATGAAACTTGATACTTAATCATGATAATTTACTGGGGATCTGAATACCTACCTTCTTGTGATTTGTAGGTGTCAATGTTGCCTCTTCTGTTTTTAATATACTCCAACTCATGCCAATCCCAATGGTGGCATACAATTAGTGCATGATGTTTCTTGTGAAAAGGAACAAGATTGTCTACCTTTTCTTTTACACCAACTTCAATCGTTAGGTATTCTTTGTCAACAAAATACACCCATCCTTCAGTGCCTCGCCACTTTACATAATCATCGACTCTAGGAATATAAGGCATATTCAAGTGGGTTTAAGTTCAACTGCATTGCAGTATAGGGACGAGTGTTAGTAATGTCTACCTGATTTCCACACTTGGAGAAGTTAATAGGCGCGAAATAGACTCTCTTTTTTGCATTGTAGAATCCCCAGACGGACTTAGGTGCCACATCAGTATAGGAGAAACTACCATCATTGACAATGCAAATGCGATAAAGATTGTGTCGAAATTTTTCAACTTCGTAATGGTATCCTTTGGGAGGTTCATGAATAAAATCAGATGGAAGTTCAATCATTTCTATTCAAATGCTTTGCTATAAGTCTCCGGTGTCATGGGTTCATCATCAATAGACAAACTTTCAAACTCTGGATACATAGTAGTCACAATATACTGAGCAAGACTTTGATTCGGTGCTACAACATAAACATCAATAGAATAAAAACTGGACTCGCCAACATCCTCCATTGCAAGTTCAACATTTGCCTTCCAAATCAATCCATTCTCAAGATGTTCTTTCCAGGTTACAATCATGTCAGGTTTGATCATTTCAACCCTCACTTACTGTAAGTATCGTATCCTTTCTCATCATCACTTTTCTTAATTGCAGCACGGATTTCCTTCTCATCTTGCTGAATTGCAATTTTTTGATTGGCAACTTCAATAGTTGCAACTTCTGGTTTATGATGATGTGCCACAAGATCTGGATTTGGTTGTGATTTAGTCAAGTCACGGCGATCCTGATTTTTAATGATAATGAAGGCATCTTTATTATACTTCCGAGTGCCAAGCGGTGATTGCCACTTTTTGTTATATTCTTCTCCAACATCAATGCCTGAAACTTGAGTACCTCCAATTTCTACGGTGACATCATCATAACAATCCCAACCAAGTTTCGCAATTACATCATAAAGTTCCTGAACAACTCCCTGGTTACATACAGCGATTGCTTTACGAGAGGAAATAACATTGTCGCTCATTACAGATTCTTCAGGTTCAAGGTTTCCAATCATTGTCCCCACTCCTGTCGAACAACGCGCAATCTATCAGGTGATACACCATCTCTCATGGCATTATCAACCCATTTAATACCATCAGCCTTTGTGAGATGCTGTGAATTTTTATCATAAAGAAACCATCCATTGGTTTCTTCAATGATAACTTTATACTTTTGATCTTCAGTCATGATTGTTCATGTCCTTGTTGTTCTGATTCAGGGAATGGTTGTTGCTCTGATTCAGGGTGATTTTGTTGTGTCATGATGTGAAAAACTCCTCGATGTAGTAGTCAACAGTTACTTCAAGTTCCTCCGCTTCCTTTTCAACTTCTTGCCAGAAATCGGTAGCGATGTCTTGCCAATACTTTTTTTCGGTGTCAGTCATTGCGCGGATCCGTGAGGTAAAGTTCTTGAAGTTCAATCGTTTCTTTAATTGAAACAATTTTATTGTAAAGCAAAGAGACTTTTGGACTTTTGCTATCAGATTTAGGCAACTTCTGGAGGGCGGTTTGTAGCACCTCTAGTTCTTCTAAATCCACAATCAATTGTGCTCCGATCATACTGCACGTGCTCCAGAGGGGATTTCAACGATTTCAGGATCGTTGTCATTAAACTCAATCATATCATAACATACCCAACCCGCATTTGTGAAGATATAAGAATACTCTTCACCCTCAGACAGATACTCTTCGCAGGTTTGATCATAACGAGGAGGGCAATTCTCACCGCGTTGTGAATAGTATTGAGGGCCATATTCTGCGGTTTCTTTAATCTCTTTCACACAAGGAGCAATCTCTTTACCAGTCCAGCACTCGTTACTCCAGCAAGATGACATATCACCGCCGTCAATCAGATCTGATGCCTGTTCGCGGGAGTTGTAGTGAGTAGTCAGGATGCGTCCCAACCACTGCGGATAACCATCCCAGTGATGATAGGCAGACAGAATAGAACCGTCTTTGAGTTCGATGCCGATGCGTGAGCGGGTTGCCATGGTGTGTTCCTTTGACTCTTCAAATATACATGAAAAAGGGGGGTGCGAAACCCCCCGTGTGCCACTACCTCAAGCGGCACATAGTTGCAGATACTTACCATTGCGTTGTGGTTTCTTGAACCAACCCCATGCAACTTGCTCTTTAACTGTCTCATACTCATCAATACCAATGAGAAGAGAAGTACGAGAATTAGACTGGGTAGCACTACCACGGCGAATCAATTCGATCTGATCGAATACACCGATGAAGATTTCTTCAATCAGTTTAGAATTACCAGTGAAGATGTCAAAGACATTGATATCTTCATTCAGTCCGTATTTGATACCGATGAAGTCCATCTTGTCATCTTCTTTCTTGGTGGCCTGTGTAGAACCAGTCCAAGAGTTCTTGCCGGATGTTCCTTTGATCTCCCATATGCGTCCATTGATGGTAACATCGCCAGAAGAACTGCGATCCTTCTTTACATCGAAGGAATCACATTTTGCCAGTTGGCAGGTAAGAACTGACTCAAGAATGCGTCCGAGATAGACAAACACCTCATTCCGATCTTCGGCCCCTAATTCACGGAATGTGATGCTGTCGTTATCAATGACGCCATAATCTTTCTCTCGCTTGAGATTGCGAAGAATGGGACAAAATCCGATCTCCATGTTGAGTTCGCGGACAATCTCAGAAACGATATTAGAATCGCTGAAATAGTCGCGGATTGTTGTTGCAGTCATGTGTTGATTGCTTTGACT